AATTTTTTAAGTTTTGATAAAGAATTTCAAAATTTAAGTCTTGGACAGACCAAGGCTATTTTAGAAGTATTAGGATTAGTAGTATCAGAAGGAATAGCGAACAATGGAAGTTTTGCACAACCACAATTAGCAGCACCTCAAGATCTCAATAATTGTTTTTGGATAGCTTTAGTGCAACATTTAACTGGCTCCTTGCAAGATGAAAACATTAATGCAATAGCTAAAAGGCTCAAATACGAGTTTATAAATTTCTTGCCAGTTTTTTTAGCCACTGCTCGCCAATTCCCTGATGATAATTCTAGTATAATGTCCCTAATTGACACAGAAAGTCAAAGAGAATTAGAACGTCACTTATTCCAAGGTGAAATGTTTGAAACTAAGTTCATTCCTTTAGTCGAGAAATTTTTAGGATTAAAAATATTACTAATAGCGGAAGTTGATGTAAATGATGTTAGAATCTTCGCAACTTCAAGGTCTTCTTCAGAACACAATTTATTTAGTCCTAGTTATCGTGTAGTTTTATTGTATTCTAACTTGCATTTTGTTTCCTTTAAAAATACTAGATTGTCTTATGCAAATGATATTCAAGGTTTATTCGAAGCTAAGACTTGTAAAACAGTATATCCTCTTTTATCCATTTCCATTACAGAAAATAAGATAAGTGTGACAAATTATTCCACCAAAACAGAAACAACAAATATGGAGAAATTATATCCGGATGTACTAGATAATGACATACCAGTCTACATCAGTTATTTGACTCCTTATGTAGACATCAATCAAATGGTAGTACACCACATCGCAGAAGATGTGCGCTGTGATTGTGTCTGCTTATTATCAGATGTTTTAATATTAAATACGGCAATGACGACATTCCATTATAACAATCGAACAAACGTAGCAACTATGCATTACGGTCAAGGACAAGAAGTTGCTAATGTTAGAAATGCAAGAGTTAGAAATGCAGCTGATTTCAGAAACCTATATTATCATATTAATATACAACGAACATTTTCAAGTTTAAGGAAAAATATAGAAGATTATTTAGGTGAGAGAGAAACAGTAGAACCTTTTAGATTTAAATTTTCAGATGAATTCGAGCTAGATATAATGCAATAGCAAATTTAAGTGTGACTTGTATGTGTGGATTTTTCTTTTTAACTTCTTTGATACGAAGAATCCAATATCTTAAAACACAAAACCCAGATCAGATGGAAATTCGAGATAATCACCCACTAGCTTATCCTGGAAATGAAGTAATCAATTATGCAAATGCCTATGCGCCTGGATTTACCTGCGGACAAATTAACTTCAATCCAATAGCAATAAGAGAAAGATCCCAATTCCAACCTATCAAATCAATTGGAAAAGAATACATATTTAAACCAGCCTTAGCCACAACTATATACAAAACCACAATAACCCAAACTCGATCAACACGAGTATGTTTTTATGATGTACAAGAAGATGAAATAAAAATGCCTTGTAATCATATTGTACAACTACATGAGTTTGTTCTTCAATTACAAAACAAAGAAATATCACAGATTACATAT